TCTCACAATTATAAGATATGGAAAAATTTATACTAGTATCATCAATGATCATAGAAGATGACTTAGAAGCAAATGTTTGTTTAAAGCCTTCAAGTCCATTAATAGAAAACTATATAGCAACATATAGAACTTTTGAAAATGAAGGTGTAGCAAATACAGAAATACCATCTTTTATTGCTGAACAAACACCATTATTGTTTTATGTATTTCAACAAATGGATAATGTGCCAATAGAAATAAGAAATCAATTTGAATTATGAAAAAGATAAAAACAACAGCAACAGAATTAAAAACAAGATGGAGTGGTAAGACACCAACCTTTTGGAAAAAAGTACAAAGAATTGGTGTGATAGCTGGTGCTATTGGTGGAGTTATAGTTGCTGCACCTATTGCATTACCTGCAGCATTAGTTACATTAAGTGGATATTTATTATTAGCGGGTTCTGTTACTGCAACGTTGGCACAACTAACTGTTGAAAAATAGAATTTAACTAAAGAATTAGTAGGGTACTATTATTTATTTTTGTATATTATATGTATATATTTATAAAACAATAAGACATGAACTCAACAACATTAACTATAATATTATTTGTAGCAGGATCTGTAATAGGTCTAATAAGTTTTTTCTTAAAAGCTTCTTACAATAATATTACTACAGGTCTAGAAGAACTTAAAGATGACTTCCACGCACATAGAGAAGATCATGGTAGATTAAAAGGTAAATTAGAATTACTTGAACAAGAACATAGACTAAAGTATCAGTTAATTCAAGAAGTGACTCAACAAGAGATCAAGAATATGGCATCACAAATAGGAAAACTATCTGATACTGTAGGTGAGCTTGTAACATTTCAAATTAAACAAAACAAATAATGAATCCAACAGCATTAAAAACAGGAGACATACTACACTGTAGTGGAAAAAGATTAATCAGTAGATTAATTAAAAAGGCAACAAGATCTAAATTTAGTCATACCGCACTATTTATAGAGATATGGGGACAACCATATGTAATAGATGCTCAGAATGATGGAGTTAATGTAAGACCTTGGAATGATTGGCAAAAGAAATATGATTATGAAATAACAGTTCATAGATCTAGTGATCTTGTTAATGAGAAAACATTTGCTCAACGTGCTCTTACTAAAGTAGGAACTACAGCATATGACTTTGAAGGTTTACTTGTAAGACAACCAATTGAGTTATTAACTCATAGATGGGTTGAAAAAGGAGATACAGAAAAGAAAATGTATTGTTCTGAATATGTAGCTTGGGTATATGGCGTAGAAAAAGCATACAAGTTTTCACCTCAAGATCTTTATGATTGGTGTAAAACTAATTTCTTTTATGAAGTAGTTATTTAATTAATAAATAAGAATATGTTAACAACACAGCAAGCAACAAAAAAATATGGTACACCAAATGAAACTGGTGCTGGATATTTAGAAACAGTTCTATGTCCATATCCATTAAGAATTGCATGGGATACTGATAGTACAACTTCTAAAGTAAGATGTCATAAACTTATTGCACCTAATTTAAAAGCTGTATTTACAGATATTTTAGCTCACTACGGTCTTGCTAAGATTAAAGAACTTGGAATTGATTTATACGGAGGAGTATTTAATTACCGTAAAATGAGAGGTGGTTCATCATGGTCAAAGCATGCTTGGGGAATAGCTATTGATTTAGATCCTGCAAGAAACACGCTTAAAGAAACTAAACGTACTGCTAGATTTGCAAGACCTGAGTATAAACCAATGATTGATATATTTTACAAGCATGGTTTTATATCATTAGGTGTAGAAAAGGATTATGATTGGATGCATTTTGAGATTAAATTATAAATTATGAAATACAGAAACTCTTGGAAATCTAAGAATAAACAATGGGATAAGATTTGTTTAAGATTAAGACTTGGTGCTATAGATCTACTCTCAATTGAAGTAGATATAGACAGAACATTTTACATGTTAACTATACTAAACTTTACTATTAAAAATAGATAACACTTTCCATAATACATAATTAACTCAGGCCTAATAAGTCTGAGTTTTTTTGTTTAAATAATAAAAGTTTAAACTTTATATGTATATTTGTATAAACTTAAAAACAAGTACAATGGAAAATTTAAACCAACAAGAGCAAGAAGTAGAGTTAACAGCAGAAGAATTAGCTGAGAAAAAAAATCAGATGCTTAAATTCTACACAGAGTCATTACCTTATTTAAAAGCACAAGCAGAGTATGAAAAAATCTTGTGTGAAATTGATGAAGCAAGATTCAAAAGAACTAGTATTCAGTATCAGTATGCAATGATGGAGCAAAACCAACAAGAGCAACCTACTGAAGTAGAAGAACCAGTTAAAAAATAACCAGATATGGCATTAGTAAATCAAGTACAGAAACGTATTGTGATGCCAAAATGGGAGATAGTTAAGTTTCAGATTTTAACTCATTGCTATACAAAACGTATAGTAGTGAGTGAATCTGACTTAAACTGTTTAACCTTATTAAGTATCACTGGCCCAATGGAATTAACACACTTTTGTTATGATGCATCATCAGATGAACAGTTAATTTTTAAGTCACCACAAACAGTAAGAAATTCTATCAACAAAGCAATTAAGAATATGCTAGTGATAAAAGAGAATGATGATAAGAAGATCATTAAACTCAACCCTGCATTAATGATACAAACAGAAGGAGATGTATTACTAGACTATAAATTTTTAGGAAGATGATACCAAGAAAACCTAAAGATCTATATAAGCAAGTTGCTGAGGATATGAATATATCAGAAACTCTTGTAGATAACTTTATGACCTTTTACTATAAAGAAGTCAGAAAAAATCTTACAGAGTTAAAATACTCAAAGATAAACTTAGATGGTTTAGGTGTAATGACTGTAAAACCAAAAACAGTAGAAGGTTTAATTAATAAATATACATGTAGATTTAAAAAATTAAACACTGATACATTTACAAGTTATTTTAATAAAAAAAGAATTGAGACTAAACTTGACCGTTTAAATTATATTAAGGGTATCTTAGATCAGGAAAAACAATTAAAGGAAAAATTTTTAAAAAGCAAACAAGATGGGAAAGCTGGGAAAGATTTGGGAGAATAGAAAGCAAATCATGGAGGGTTTAAAAAACTCTATCATAAGAGATGCCTTTGTAGAAAAGGTAGCAGCAGAAAGACGTGAGGTATGTAATGTATGTCCAAGAAAAGATGATGAAGGTACAACCTGTGTTATGAAAGGTACACAACCATGTTGTAATTTATGTGGATGTTCATTATCATTTAAAACAAGATCATTATCATCTGAGTGTCCAGATAAAAGATGGTATGCAGTTCTTACAGAAGAAGAGGAAGATAAACTTAATTCATTATGAGTATGGGAACTATTGCACATTTAACAACAGCACAAGGTCTTTGTATACCTAATACTACTCATATTGGTAGTAATGGTATGGATTTAGGTAGTACACTTACTACTACATCAACTACATTTGCAATGGGTGGTAGTAATATTACTCCACCTTCATATTCATATCTTGATAAACTTGAGTTAAAAATGTATAAGCAGAGTATACGTATTATTCAACTTGAGAATAAACTAGATTCAGAAGAGTGTGAGAATTTAAAAAAGATGCTAGAGTCAAATGATGAAGCATCTGTAATATTAGCTAAAGAAATAATAGATAATCTTGAGACAGCATGAGTATAGTATTTAAAGCAGATGATCATAGTTATACTAGCATTGAAGGTGAAGAACAAATTCAATGGACCAGTGTAACAAGTCTTATATCAAAAATGAAAAAGCATTTTGATAAAGAGGCAGTAGCTAAAAAGGTTACTAAAAATTCTAAGTCTAAATGGTTTGGATTAGATCCTAAAGCTGTAATACAAATTTGGGATAATGAAGCATTAAGAGCTACTACATTAGGTACATACTACCATAATCAGAGAGAGTCAGATCTATGCAGTTTATCTTCATTGGAAGTTGATGGTGTCATTATTCCTATTGTACCTCCAGTACCTGAGATTAATAATTTAAAACATGCACCTTCACAAAAACTAGATCCAGGAGTATATCCTGAGCATATGGTATTTTTGAAATCAGTAGGGATATGTGGTCAATCAGATTTGGTAGAAGTAGTAAATGACAAGATAAACATTATAGACTACAAGACTAATAAGAAGATAGATACAGAATCTTATAAAAACTGGGATGGTATTAGTGATAAACTACAACATCCAGTATCACATTTAGATGACTGTAATTTTAATCACTATGCATTACAATTAAGTATTTACATGTATATTATGTTAAAGCACAATCCTAAACTAAAACCAGGAAAGATGTTTATACATCATGTACTATTTGAATTAGAAGGTGAAGATAATAATGGTTATCCTATTACCAAATATGATGACGGAGGTGATCCAGTTATCAAACAAGTAATACCAATGGAGATGCCATATTTAAAAGAAGAAGTAATAGCAATTTTAAAAAATTTATAAGATGGTACATGTTTGTAATGGTGTATTGGAAAATACAAGATTGAATGAGATAACAGGATCAGAGCACTTAGTATTTGTACCTACGTGTATTGATCTAGATTATATAGTTAGTATAAGACAATCAGTAAACAATGATAGTGAACCAGAAGAGTATACAGTATTATATACAGATATGGGCACTACTTATTGTATAGATACACCTTATGAAGAATTTCTTGATATATTTATAAAATCTAAAGCAGTAAAAAATGTACACTAAACTATTTGATATTGATAATGGAGTTGTTATACCAACTGAACATTGTTATACATTAGGTACTCTTAAAAATATAATGGATAAATATCCTGATAATTATCTTAAAATATATCAGTATTTATTTTATATGACTTGTCCTAGTCCAGATTCTAATCCATTTTTTCATACACCAGAAATAGATAAAGAAGAGATTGTACTACAAGAGATAGAAGCAGATTTCTCAACAGAAGATGAAGCAATTAGAAGAGCAAGAATGTTTTGTGATGATATGTATAGTACTGCAACATCTAGAGCATACAAAGGTATGGCATCTATGTTAGATAGATTAGCTAGATACATGGAGACTACACCAATTACTGCAGGTAGAGATGGAAATATAAACTCATTAGTAGCAGCAGCTAAAAACTTTGACCAGATAAGATTATCTTTCAAAGGTGTATATAAAGATTTACAAGATGAGCAATCTAGTAAAGTAAGAGGTGGAATTGGTTTATCTTATGATAGTTAATTATGGAAAACATATATACAAATATACCAACCTGGGATAATGGTACATGGACTACTACATCTTTTGATAGTAGAAAAGATTTTGGTGATTATGTAAAGTCAATATTTAAAGAACCAGGTGAGTATGCATTTGATGATAATACTAATACCATATTTAATTCTGAGTCTACAAGATTCAACAGGGATAAAGTATATTGTGTAGCTCCATTTAAATCTAAGGATTTTATTAAATACTGGGATGACCAGAAAGCTAAATGTAGATTAGGTGTAATAGTAAGATCAAAAGATAAGTCTTGGTATCTTACTAGAGATTATTACATGTGGTTAAACTTCTTACCTATCTTTGATAAGGAGGAGCAAAAGTTTGGATTTGCAAAAATAAGAGATGCTCAATATCACATGGCGTTATATGAAATACTTGCAGAGATAAACTACATGCACGTGGCTATTCTTAAAAAACGTCAGATAGCATCATCATACTTTCATGCAGGTAAACTTATTAATCAGTTATGGTTTGAAGCAGGGGTTACTCTAAAGATGGGTGCCTCCCTGAAAGATTACATTAATGAGAAAGGTACATGGAAATTCTTATCTGAATATGCAGCATTCTTAAATGAGCACACGGCCTGGTATAGACCTATGTCTCCAGACAAGGTGATGATGTGGCAACAAAAGATTGAGATAAGAAAAGGTGATAGAAAAGCTGAAGTAGGACTTAAAGGTACTATGCAAGGTATGTCATTTGAAAAAGATCCAACAAATGGTGTAGGGGGTCCGGTTAAGTTCTTCTTTCATGAGGAAGCAGGAATTGCTCCTAAGATGGATACAACATTTGGATATATTAAACCAGCACTTAAATCTGGTATGATAACTACTGGTTTATTTATAGCAGCAGGATCAGTTGGGGATTTGGATCAATGCGGTCCATTAAAGAAAATGATACTTGATCCTACTAGTAATGATATCTATCCTGTTGATACTAATCTTATAGATAAGGATGGTACAATTGGTCAGTCAGGATTATTTATACCTGAGCAATGGTCAATGCCACCTTATATAGATGATTATGGTAATTCACTTGTTGAAGAAGCATTAGTAGCATTAGATGAATACTTTGAAGAGATAAAGAGAAACAAGGAAGCTAAAGATTATCAACTTGAGGTTTCTCAGCATCCACGAAATATAGAAGAGGCATTTGCATTTAGAAAAGCTGCTAAGTTTCCTCCTCACTTAGTTAATGCACAGATAAGAAGAATAGAAGAAAAAGAATATTCATCAGAGCACTTAGATATATCTAGAGATGAAACAGGTAAAGTTAAAGTAAAATCTACAAGTAAATTACCCATATCAGAGTTTCCTATATCTAAAAAGACTGAAGATAAAACTGGTACATTAGTAGTATGGGAAAGACCAGTACCAGATCCTACATATGGAATGTACTATGCAAGTATTGACCCGGTTGCAGAGGGTAAGACAACTACCTCAGAATCACTATGTTCTATATATGTAATGAAAGCACCGGTTGAAGTGACTAAGATTACTAATGGTGAACCTGAGACATTTATAGAAAGAGATAAAATTGTAGCAGCATGGTGCGGAAGATTTGATGATATCAATAAAACACATGAGAGACTAGAACTTATTATTGAATGGTATAATGCCTTTACAATTGTAGAGAACAATATCTCACAGTTTATTAATCATATGCTAGCTAGAAAGAAACAAAGATATCTAGTACCAAGAAACCAAATAGTATTCTTAAAAGATGTAGGAGCTAATGCTAATGTATTCCAAGAGTATGGATGGAGAAATACAGGTGTACTATTCAAGAATCATATGATCAGTTATACTCAAGATTTTTTATCTGAAGAGATAGATCATATACAGAAAGATGATGGTACTACTGTTAAGATACATTATGGGGTAGAAAGGATTCCAGACATCATGTTACTTAAAGAGATGCAAGCTTATCAAGACGGGCTCAACGTGGATAGACTTGTAGCTTTTGCTGCATTAGTGTCTTTCTTAAAAATTCAACAAGCAAATATAGGTTATGCTAAGAGAGTTGTTATGGATGATGCAAGTTTAAAATTGGATAAGTCAAAAAATTTGTATAAATTAAAGAGTAGTCCTTTTAGACATATGGGAAGAAGTGGATTGGGTGAAAATAAAAAATTAAATAGATCACCATTTAAAAATTTAAAATAAAAAGATATGCAAGTATATAATGCCCTTCAGCTCAAAAAAGGAGCTAAAACTGAACACAATAGACTAGGTAGTATTACGCAACCCTTACAATTTATCCCTAAAAAAGAAAAGGATGACAAATGGGCTGCTTGGAATCTTGACTGGTTAGAGTGGAATGGTCTTAAACAGATTAAAAGAAATGCCCGTAGGTTAATGAAAAACTATAAGTTAGCTAAAGGTGTTATTGATAAAACTGATTACATAGTTGAAGAAGATAATGACTACAGAGATATTATAGAGACACTTACTAAAGAAGATGCATCAGCACTTGAGTTAAAGTTTTATCCAATTATCCCTAATGTTATTAATGTTCTTGTAGCTGAGTTTGCTAAAAGAGCAAGTAAGTTATCTTACCGTGCAGTTGATGAAGGGTCTTATAATGAGATGATGGAGCAAAAAAGACAAATGGTAGAAGATGTACTTATGTCTGATGCAAGCATGAAGATTGTTGCTGCAATGGTAGAACAAGGATTAGATCCTGAATCTGAAGAGGCACAACAACAACTCGCACCAGATAAACTTAAATCATTACCAGAGATTGAACAATTCTTTAAAAAAGATTACAGATCAATGGTTGAACAGTGGGCTACTCACCAACATGAAGTAGATGTTGAAAGATTTAGAATGGATGAGTTAGAAGAAAGAGGATTCAGAGATATGCTTATTACAGATAGAGAGTTCTGGCATATGCGTATGATGGAAGATGACTATGATGTTGAATTATGGAATCCTGTACTTACATTCTATCACAAATCTCCTGATGCTAGATATATATCTCAATCTAACTGGGTTGGTAAAACAGACATGCTTACAGTAGCGGATGTTATTGATAAATACGGATATATGATGAATGAGGATCAGATGGCATCACTTGAAGCTATCTATCCAATTAGATCTGCGGGATATAATATTGGTGGTACACAGAATGACGGATCATTTTATGATGCTACTAAATCACATGAGTGGAATACTAATATGCCTTCATTAGGATTTAGACAATATTCTACTGCAGCAGCAAATAGTATATTCAATGGTGGAGATATAGTTAACTATATTCTTAGAGAAGGTGAAGATTATTATGATCAAGGTACAGCATATTTATTAAGAGTAACAACTGGATACTGGAAATCACAAAGAAAAGTAGGTCATTTAACTAAAGTTACTGACTCAGGTGAAGTAATAACAGAGATTATTACAGAAGACTATAAAGTAACTGATAATCCTATATATGATACAAGACTCTTTAAAAATAAAACTAAAGATAATCTAGTATATGGAGAGCACATTGATTGGATATGGATTAATGAAGTATGGGGTGGTGTAAAAGTTGGACCAAATATTCCATCATTCTGGGGTATGAATAATCCTGGTGGATTTACTCCTTTATATATTGGTATTGATAAACAAAACATAGGACCATTAAGATTTCAATTTAAAGGTGATAACTCTATCTACGGATGTAAACTACCAGTAGAGGGTGCAGTATTCTCAGATAGAAATACTAAGTCAACTGCATTGATTGATTTAATGAAACCATTCCAGATAGGATACAATATTGTTAATAACCAAATAGCAGATATCTTAGTAGATGAACTAGGTACAGTAATCTTACTTGATCAGAATGCTTTACCAAGACACTCAATGGGAGAAGATTGGGGTAAGAACAATTTAGCTAAAGCATATGTAGCAATGAAGAATTTTCAGATGCTCCCTTTAGATACCAGTATTACTAATACAGAGAATGCTTTAAACTTCCAGCATTTCCAGAAACTAGATCTAGAACAAACTAGCAGGTTGATGTCAAGAATACAATTAGCTACATATATGAAACAACAAGCATATGAAGTTATAGGTATTAATCCACAAAGAATGGGTCAACAACTTTCTCAACAAACTGCAACAGGTGTAGAACAAGCTGTAGGTGCATCTTATGCACAGACTGAAATGTATTTCATACAACACTCAGATTATTTAATGCCTAGAGTACATCAGATGAGAACTGACTTAGCTCAATTCTATCACTCTACTAAACCATCTTCAAGATTAACTTATGTTACTGCAGCTGATGAGAAAGTAAACTTCCAGATCAATGGTACAGATTTACTTATGAGAGATTTAAACATATTTGCAACTACTAAAGCTAATTACAGAGCAGTATTAGAACAGTTAAAAAATATGGCATTAAATAATAACACTACTGGTGCTTCTATCTATGACTTAGGTAAGTTAGTTCAATCAGAAAGTATTGCTGAATTAAATACAGTACTTAAAGATTCTGAGCAAAAAATCAAAGCACAGAAAGATCAAGAGATGCAACATCAACAACAAATGCAAGAACAGCAATTACAAGCTAATGCTCAAGCAGAAAAACTTAAAGCTGATCACACAGATCTTCAAGCAGAAAAAGATAGACAAAGAGATATACTTGTTGCTGAAATTAGAGCAGCTGGATTTGGTGCTACTCAAGATATTAATCAAAATCAAGTATCTGACTTTACTGATAGCATGAGAGATATACAAAAGTCTGAACAATTTACAAGTCAGATGAGTTTAGAAAGACAAAAAGAGTCTAATAGACAAGCAAATGATTCTCAAAAAGCACAACTTGAAAGAGAAAAACTACAAGTTCAACAGTCTATTGCAGATAAGCAACTACAAATTGCAAGAGAAAATAAGAACAAATTTGATACAAAAAGTAAAACTGATAATAAGAAGAAATAACACTTAGCTATATAATGCTGAAAATGAAAAAATAAAATCTGCATATTTTAAATTTAAGAAGTTTATTTGTAAAAAAAATAGTTATATTATTTATAGTAACATAAAGACCAACATATGAATACTGATGAGCAAACAACACAAGACAACACTTCCATTTCACAGGTAGATGTAAACTTGGATGAATTATTTGGAATGCCTGGAGCGGATAACGTGATGCTACCAGAAGAGGAAGAAGAGAAAAAGTCTCTTTTTTCTAAAGATGCAAAACCTGATTATGAGTTCCTTGATAGTAAAACTGGTGTAACAACTAAACAAGATACAGCAGAGCAAATTATTACTAAGGAAGAAGTTCAAGAGACAATTGATGAATTGGATGGACTTATTGCTCAGGAAGAAGAAGCAGGTAATAAAGGTAGACCTAAAGTAGATAAGTCAGGTTTATTTGAGTTAGCTTCTAAGATGATTGAAGAAGGTACACTTTTTGGATTTGATGATGACAAAGATCTAGAGGAGTATACTACTAAAGATTTTAGAGAGTTGTTTGAAGCTAACTTTCAAGAGAAAGAGAGAAAGATTAAAGAAGATGTGCCAAAAGAGTTCTTCAATGCTTTACCAGATGAATTGAAAACTGCAGCTAAGTATGTAGCAGATGGTGGACAAGATCTTAAAGGTTTATTCAGAACTCTTGCTCAAGTAGAAGAAGTATTTGAATTAGATGCAGATGATGAGAATCACCAAGCAGAAATTGCAAGACAATACTTATACGCTACTAACTTTGGTACACCAGAGGAAATAGAGTCAGAGATTGAAGACTGGGCAGATGTAGATAAGTTAGGACAAAAAGCTAGACAGTTTAAACCTAAGTTAGATAGAATGCAAGAAGAGATAGTATCTAGAAAACTTGCAGAACAGGAAACTAAAAAAGAACAACAAGTTCAAGCAGCTAAAGTATATACTGATAATGTATATAATGTACTTTCAACTGGAGAACTTGATGGAGTAAAACTTGACAAGAAAGTACAGAACATGTTGTACAGTGGATTAGTTCAACCAAACTATCCTTCAATATCAGGTAAGCCTACAAATATGTTAGGTCACCTATTAGAGAAGTATCAATTTGTAGAACCAAGACATGATCTTATTGCTGAAGCACTTTGGTTATTAGCAGATCCAGAAGGATACAAAAATAAAATCAAAGACCAAGGTAGTAAGACTGCAACTGAAAAAACAGTTAGAATGTTAAAAACTGAGGAGGCTAAAAAGATTTCATCTTCTACAACTCCTGATGAAAAACAATCTACAAGAAAAACAACTACAAATAATAACACAATACCAAGATCTTCTGGTAGTGGTATGTTTAAAAGATTTTAATTAATAATAAATAAATAAATACAAATGGCAACTCCAGTATTAAATAATGGTATTTTCCTACGTGATACGGCATACAATGCTAGTTCACATGTTGATTCTTACCATTTACAAAACATGCTAAAAGATGCAGAACCAATGGATTTAGGTCCAGTAGACTTATGGGCTATGGCTCAAAAAGTTGAAATGCCTTTATACCAGTTGTCTTCTTTTGGTGGAAAAAATGTTATCAATGTAGATAACGCAAGAGGTGAGTACAAATGGCAAACTCCGGTATCAATTGATCTTCCTTACATAGTAGAAGATATTGAGCCTAACAACTCAGCTAAAGGTATTGAAGGTACAACTTTCAAAATCAAACTTAACAAAAGAGAATTTGGACATGGTGATATCATTACCTATGACAAATACAATGGAGTTGAGATGTACATTACTGCAGATGATATCTTACCAATTGGTGATGGATTTATCTATACAGTACAGTTAGTTAACAATGATAACTACAAGTACATTGATAATGCTTATT